GCAAAATTTGATAACGGTGATTATGCTAACGTTGTAGTTAACGGTGACATACATACTGAAAATCAAAAGTTAGCGGGTTTAGATACTCGTGACCAAAGTAAAAGGTTTCTGTATGCTTGGCTCTATGGAGCAGGCGTTTCAAAAATCGCAGAAGTAACTGGTAAATCTAATAAAGGAGCAGCTCAAGTAAGGAAACGTTTCTTAAATAGTTTACCCGCATTAAGTAAATTAATAAAACAAGTTCAACTTTCTGCTGAAAGAGGTTTCTTAATTGGTCTTGATAAAAGACACATCAAAGTAAGAAATAGTTTCAGTGCATTGAACACACTTTTACAAGGTGCAGGAGCCGTAGTTTGTAAGCAGTGGTTAATTGAATTTGATAAAGCAATCAAAAATTTTAAAGATGTTCAACAAGTACTTTGGGTACATGATGAAATACAAATTGAATGTCCTAAAGATAAAGCAGAAGAAGTTGGAAAGTTAGCTGTCGAATGTATCAAACGAACAGGCGAACATTTTAATTTAAGAGTGCCTTTAACAGGCGAGTACAAAATCTCAACAAATTGGAGTGGAACACATTAATGACAAAAGCTAATAAAAAGTTTGACCTAGATTTAAAGTATGGTCAAGATAGAGAACAACAAGTAGCTAACTTATTGATAGCAGATAAATCAAAAGTAGAAGTTAAAACAGAAAGAGACTGGTGGGCCAAGACTGGCAACATCGCAATAGAAATAGAAAGTTGGGGTAAACCTAGTGGACTAGAGGCAACTGAAGCTGACTATTGGGTGCATATATTAGCCCACGGTAAACAAGACTTTTGCAAACTTATATTTGAAGTTTCGCAACTGAAGAAGATAGTTAAGAAGTTTTCAAAAAATACAAGAATGTTGGGTGACCATCACGCTTCTAAGTGTGTGCTTATTCCATTAGCAGAGCTCTTCTCACAAGAAAAATAACCAACAAGGATAGAAATGAAAAAGACAATAATAATTGACGGGGATATTGTAGCTTATAAAGCCGCAGTACAATCTGAAGTAGACACTCATTGGGGTGATGGTTTCTGGACGCTTCATGCGGAAGAGACACAAGGTAAATATTTAGTAGCTTCAGAAATTGAAGACTTTAAAGAAAAACTAAATGCAGATAAAATAATTGTAGCGTTGACTGATAGAAACAATTTTCGAAAAGATGTTTTGCCAACCTACAAGGATAATCGAAAACAAAAACGTAAACCTCTTTTATTGAGTCCTTTACGTAAATTTCTAATTGAGGAATATGATGCTATAATCCTTCCTAACTTAGAAGCTGATGATGTCATGGGCATCTTGGCAACCAAACCTTCAAAGGGTGAGCAGAAAATTATCTGTTCTATTGATAAAGACCTGAGACAAATTCCAGGTCATTTATATAATGGTGAAACATTAACTAAGAACGCTCCAAAGCATTGCGATTGGTGGCACATGATTCAAACAATGACAGGTGATGCCGTTGATGGATTTTCAGGAATACCTGGTGTTGGAAAAGTAACAGCACAGAAAATTCTTAACAATAAAAACATGCCATTAAAAAAGATGTGGGAGTTAGTAGTTAAAACTTTTGAAAAACACGGACTGTTTGAACATGACGCTTTACAACAAGCTCGTGTTGCTAAAATCCTTAGACACACAGACTACAACATGAAAACAGGGGAGATTCATTTATGGCAGATTTAATTAAAGAACCTCCTCATTATACGCAGCATAAAATAGAACCAATAGATTTTATTATAGCTAACAAATTGGATTTTTGTACTGGGAATGTCATTAAGTATCTACTTAGACACACTAAGAAAAACGGTGTCCAGGATTTACTGAAAGCCAAACAGTACATAGATTTTATTATTAATAAACAACTTAAAAAAACTAAATAGGGAAAACATGGATTATAGCAGAGACACATATTTAACAGAGGCAGGACTCAGAATATTAAAAGACCGTTACTTGACTGACAAAGAGCAAAGCCCTCAAGAAGCTTTCTATAGAGTTGCAAAAGTATTTTCTGATGATTCTGAAATGGCTGAAAGAATTTATAATTATGTGTCTAAGTTATGGTTTATGTTTTCTACACCTATATTAACTAATGGCGGTACTAAAAAAGGAATGCCAATTTCTTGCTTTCTTAATTATGTCGCTGACAGTAGAGAAGGTTTAACAAATCATTACACAGAAAATGCATACTTAGCGTCTGTTGGCGGAGGTATCGGAGGATATTGGGGCCATATAAGAAGTGATGGTACTGGTACATCAGGTGGCTCACAATCATCAGGGACAATACCTTTTATGCATGTAGTGGATAGTGAAATGTTAGCATTCTCTCAAGGAAAAACTAGAAGAGGAAGTTATGCAACATACCAAGATATATCTCATCCCGAAATTGAAGAATTTCTGGAGTTACGTAAACCTAGTGGTGGTGACATTCACAGGAAGTGTCTTAATCTGCACCACGGGATTAATATTTCTGATAAATTTATGTCTATTATCAATCAGTGTACTATTAATCCTAGTGCTAACGATGATTGGGAACTTATTGACCCCCATACAGACAAAACTGTTAGAACAGTCTCCGCTAAACGATTGTGGCAAAAAATTCTTGAGACTAGGGTTGCCACTGGTGAGCCTTACCTCTCTTTTATTGACACAATACAAAAGCATTTGCCACTCAGTCAAAAGAAACTTGGATTAAAAGTTCATCACTCAAATTTATGTAGTGAAATAACATTAGCAACCAGTGAAGAACGTACAGCAGTGTGTTGTTTGTCTTCTCTTAACTTAGAAAAATATGATGAATGGAAAGATGACTCTAAATTTATACCTGACGTGGTTAGGTTCCTTGATAATGTATTGGAGTATTTTATTAATAATTCTCCTGACAGCCTTAGTAGGGCTAAGTATTCTGCTATGCGTGAGCGTAGTATTGGACTTGGTGCAATGGGTTTTCACTCTTATCTACAAAGTAAAAGTATACCTTTTGCGAGCGCTATAGCTAAAGGAATTAACAGAACAATTTTTGCGAAAATTAAGGAAGAAGCTTTAGAGACTTCTAAAGTTCTTGCAGAAGAAAGAGGTGAGGCTCCTGACATGGTAGGCACTGGTTTAAGATTTGCTCATATATTGGCTGTGGCCCCTAACGCAAGTAGTAGTATTATTTGTGGAGGAACAAGTCCATCAATAGAACCTTTACGTGCTAATGCTTACACTCAAAAAACTATGAGTGGTACTCACTTCATGCGTAATAAGTTTTTAGAAAAGCTTTTAAAAGAAAAAGAAATAAACACAGATGCAACTTGGAAAAGCATTATTGCTAACAGAGGTTCAGTAAGACATTTAGAACAATTAAATGATTGGGAAAAAGATGTATTTGCAACAGCTATAGAAATAGACCAACGTTGGATTATAGACTTAGCTGCAGATAGGCAAAAGTACATTTGTCAATCACAAAGTCTGAATATATTTGTACCTTCGGATGTTAACATTAAAGATTTACATTTATTACACCTAACTGCTTGGCAGAAAGGTATTAAGACTCTTTACTATTGTCGTTCAGAAGCAATCAAAAGAGCAGAAATAATATCAACAAAAATAGAGAGGATTGTAAGACCAGATGGTGATTCTAATTGTCTTGCTTGTGAATAATTATGGCAAAACAAAACTTTAAACAATTTGTACTAAGGGAAAAACCTAAAAAAAGAATAGGGGTACATTCAAAAAGTCCTAACAAGAAAACTAAATTACAACATAACAAGAAATACAACAGACAAGGCAGAACATGACATACAGTGGACTATTTGAAAACACAGAAACGAAACCCCGCAAAAAACGGGCTAAAAATTTTAAGCGTCCTAAGACATTGGGAGTACTCTGGCATGTGTACCACACAGTGCTAGCCGTAGAATTAGGATTAATATTAATTATAGAATTTATAGAATTGATGAGGGGAATATGAGTTTATTAAAAGGAAGAACACACTACAAACCATTTGATTATCCATGGGCTTTTGAAGCTTATGATATACAACAAAAAATGCACTGGTTACCTAGTGAAGTTCCTTTAGCGGAAGATGTTAGAGACTGGAATGAAAGATTAAGTACTAAAGAAAAAAACCTTATCTCCCAAATATTAAAATTTTTTACTCAAGGGGATGTGGATATAGCACAAGCTTATCTTGATAACTATATTCCAAAGTTTAAAGCACCTGAAGTTAGGATGATGTTGTCTGCAATTGCAACTAGTGAAGCAAACCACGTCCATTCTTATTCATTACTTAATGATACCATAGGCTTACACGATAGTGAGTACCAAGCTTTTCAAGAATACAAAGCAATGTCTAATAAACATACCTATTTATTTAAAGATAAAGGTACAGGTATCGAAGGGATGGCCCGTGAGTTAGCTGTCTTTTCTGCATTTGGTGAGGGCCTACAGTTGTTTGCTTCTTTTATAATGCTGCTTAACTTTCAACGCTTCGGCAAAATGAAAGGCATGTGCCAAATAGTTACCTGGTCTATTCGAGACGAAAGTCACCACGTAGAGAACATGATAAAACTATTTCATACATTAATTGATGAAAATAAAAATGTTTGGAATGATGATTTTAAAGGCACTCTTTACCAAACTTGTAGAGACATGGTTGAACTTGAAGATAAATTTATAGATTTAGCTTTTAACTTAGGAGAAGTTCAGGGCCTTAAAGCTGATGATGTTAAATTATATATTAGGCATATTGCTGACAGAAGACTGTTACAACTAGGCTTAAAACCTAATTATAATCAAAAAACAAACCCCTTACCTTGGCTAGATTGGGTGTTAAATGGCGTAGAACATACTAATTTCTTTGAAAACAGAGCAACAGAGTATGGAAAAGGAAACTTAACAGGGGACTTATGGTCATAATTAGACCCCGTATTAGAAGGAAAACACTATGGACGACTTAAAAGATATTCAATTACCTTATACTGTGGAAGAGCTTATTAAAGTTTTAGATAAGATTTATCCAGAAAAAGCACCTGAGTTAAAAGACAATGAGAAAACTGTCTGGTTTAAAGCAGGGCAAAGAAGTGTGGTTAATTGGCTTACAGATTTAAAACAAAGAAGTGAAAACAATTTATTAGGAGAAGATTAATTATGTGTATGGGAAAAGCTATGCAAGCCCCTCAACAAATGGTGAGGAAAGACCCTACGATAGATTTTAATAATGGAAACATTTTAGACCCTAAAGCTTCTCCAGTAGAAATTGACAAGACACCTGTGATTGCAACAAAAAAAGTTAAGAACAATGTGACAAGTCAATCTTCTAATTTAAATATAACAACAGACTATTAACAAAAGGAAACAACTATGTGTATGGGAAAACCGCCTGAAGTACAACAGCAAGAAACAATTACCCCAGTTAGAAATGCAATGTCATCAGGTGATGAACTTGCGCCTACTATTGAATTGGCTTCTGAAGATTCTTTAGAGATTGCTAAGAAAAAGAAATCTAAAAAGGGTACTGCTGCAATGCAAACAGAT